CGGCACCAAGGTAATCAGCCGGTCGGACAACATCTTCAGAAACAACCTGCTGGCCACGGCCACGGGCGGCACCAACGGCACGAACGCCACCGGCACCGTGGCGGCGTTGCTGAAGTGCGAAGACGGTTTGGCGGCAGGTACGGGCTGGGCGGCGACCACCAGCGCCCCCGCTGATGACAGCGGTTTTGGCAACAAACAGGTGATGGTGGTCACTGCCGCCACCACCACGACGAACCGCAGTCAGATCACTGTCGCCGGCACCACCGCATTTGCGACGGAAATGGCCGGCAACGGGCGCTCCTACATCTGGGAATGCGTGGCGCGGCTGAAGTCGAGCGCATGGGCCAGCACCCCGATCTGCGACATCCGCGCATACCTCAGCGTGACTGGCAGCGACGGCAAGATTTACACCGCTGAGGCGCTGTACGGCAGCGACGGCACGAACGAGCCGACGATTCTGGAGGATGTGGACTGGCACCTCCGCACGCCCGCTTTGTTCATCCCGGTGGGCGTGACCGTCTCGTCCGCCGTGTTCATGCTCTGGGCGCGCCACAACGGCAGCTTCAGCGCCGGCCCAACGCTCACGATGGAAATGGCGCGCATCGCTGTGCGCGACGTGACCTGATTCCCATCCCCTGCCGGTGATGCTGCCCGCCGCCCTGGCCGCGGCCTGGGGTCCGGTGCTGCTGGCAGACAGCCGCCGCCGGCTGAGCTGGCCGCGCTGCCGGCCATCCACTGGAAAGCGGCCTGCCGCTAGGCCTGTGCCATTTTTGCCCCTGATGCCATGAGCGCTGACGCGGCAGCATGCCGCCATGTCTGCCACCATCCCCAGCACCCTGCGCGCGGGCGACACGCTCAGCGCCACATGGTCAGACCGTGATCACCCCGCTACCGCCGGCTGGGTGCTGCGCCTCACCCTCATCAACAGCGCCGCGCGCTACCAGGCCAGCGCTGCCGCCAGTGGCGCCGACCATGTGCTCACCGTGCCGGCGGCCACCACCACCGCCTGGGCGCCTGGCACCTACACCTGGGCGGTAGACGCCACCCTGTCGGGCGCCCGCGCCACCGTGGCCAGCGGCACCGTGCAGGTGCTGCCGGATCTGGCCGCCGCCACCACCTACGACACCCGCAGCCCCTACCGCAAGGCACTGGAGGCTGCTGAGGCCGCGCTGGCCACCCACGGCGCGCGGGCCTACCTGCAGGCCATCGAGATGGGCGATCGCAAACAAACCTTCACTAGCCCGGGCGACTTCCTGGCCTTCATCAGCCGCCTGCGGCTGGAGGTGCGCCGCGAGGACGACGCCGACCGCCTGCGCCAGGGCCTGCACCCGCGCAACAAGCTGCTCGTGCGTTTCGTGCGCTGACCCATGGCCAAGACCCTACCCGCCACCCGCCCACAACCCGGCGTGCTGCGCCGCATCCTGCAGGCCATCCGGCCGGCCGCCAACGCGCCCGCCGCGCCGGCCAGCGCCGGCCAGCGCAGCTATGCCGCCGCCCAGGTCAACCGCCTGACCGAGGGCTGGGTCACCACCAGCCTGTCGGCCAATGCCGACATCCACGCCAGCCTGGACAACCTGCGCGCCCGCAGCCGGCAACTGTTCAGGGACGACCCCTACGCCCGCAAGTTTGGTGGCCTGGTGGCCACCAACGTGGTGGGCGCCACCGGTTTTGCGTTGCAGGCCCGGGTGTATGACCCCGGCGGCAACCCCGACCAGGGCGCCAACAACGCCATCGAGGCCGCCTGGCAGCGCTGGTCCACACGCCGCAGCGGCCGCAGCCTGTGCGACGCCGCCGGCCGGCAAAGCCTGCGCGACCTGCTGCGCACCGCCATCCTGACGGCGGCCCGGGATGGTGAAGGCCTGATCCGCTTTGTTCGCGGCAACGACGCCGGCAATCCCTTCGGCCTGGCCCTGCAACTGCTGGACGTGGACCGCATCGACACCACCCTGAACCGCCCGGCCGAGATGGGCTATGGCCAGGTGCGCATGGGCGTGGAGGTCAACACCTACGGCCGGCCGCTGGCCCTGTGGCTGCGCAACCGCCACCCGGGCGAGATGTACGTGGCCAGCCAGGATGTGCGCAACGCCACCCACACCCGCGTGCCGGCCGAGGACGTGGTGCACTACTTCATCGCTGACAGGCCCGAGCAGTATCGCGGCGTGCCCTGGATGCACGCGGCCATGCTGCGCCTCAACAACCTGGGCGGCTATGAAGAGGCGGCCATCGTGGCCAGCCGCGTGGGCGCCAGCAAGATGGGGTTTTTCAGCGGCCCCGACGGCGCCGATGCCGGCACCCTGGCAGACACCGAAGACGCCGCCACCGGCGAGCTGTACACCGAGACCGAGGCCGGCACCTTCGGCACCCTGCCGCCTGGCACCACCTTCACGCCCTTCAACCCGGACTATCCGGCGGCAATGTTCGGTGAGTTCGTCAAGGCCAACCTGCGCGGCATCGCCAGCGGCCTGGGCGTGGCCTACCACGCGCTGGCCAATGACCTGGAGGGCGTCAACTTCTCCAGCATCCGCAGCGGCACCCTGGAGGAGCGCGACCAGTGGATGATGGTGCAGGAATGGTTCATTGAGCAGGTGCTGGAGCCCATCTACGCCGAGTGGCTGGGCAACGCCCTGGCCTTCGGCCAGATCACCCTGGACAACGGCAGCGCGCTGCCCATGACCAAGCTGGAGAAATTCAGCGGCCACCTGTGGCAGGGCCGGCGCTGGGAGTGGGTGGATCCACTGCGCGACATCCAGGCCGACATCGCCGCCATCGACGCCCAACTGCAAAGCCCGCAGCGCGTGGCCGCCAAGCTGGGCCGGGATCTGGAAGACCTGTACGTCGAGATCGACCAGGCCAACAAGCTGCGCGAGCGCATGGGCCTGCAGCCCAAGCCGGCGCCGGCCGCGCCGCCGCCTGCGGCCTGACGCACGGCGGCCCGCGCCGCCTGTGCCATTTTTCCCCCTGATCGCAAACGCCGCCGCCGGCCAACATGCCGGCCATGAGCAAGAACCCGCCACCGCTGCCGGCCCTGCGCAAGGGCGCCCAGGTGCAGCGCTTCCTGGCCATCGAGCGCGCCGCGGTGGACGCCGCCGCCCGCACCGTCGAGCTCAGCTTTGCCAGCGAGACGCCCTACCAGCGCTGGTGGGGCATCGAGGTGCTGGACTGCAGCGCCAAGGCCGTGCGCCTGTCGCGCCTGTTGAGCGGCGCCCCGCTGCTGTGGAACCACAACACCGACGAGCAGATCGGCGTGGTCGAGTCCGTTTCCATCGGCGCCGACAGGGTATGTCGGGCCGTCGTGCGCTTTGGCAAAAGCGCGGACGCCGAGGAGGTTTTCGCCGACGTGGTGGATGGCATCCGCCGCAACGTCAGCGTGGGCTACCTCATCCACGAGGCCGAGCTGGTCAAGGTGGAGGGCGACCCCAACACCGGCGACAGCAGCGCCGACACCTACCGCGTCACCGACTGGGAGCCCTACGAGGTCTCGCTGGTCAGCGTGCCGGCCGACGCCTCGGTAGGCGTGGGCCGCAACGCTGACGACGACCCCCGCCTGCCCGCCCCTGTCAGCGCCGCCCCCCTGGCCGCACCGGCCGCCCCGATCACTCCCTCCCCATCGGAGAACCGCACCATGACCCAAGCCACCATCGAGCAGCCCGCAGCCCCCGCTGCGCCGGCCCTCAACCTGTCGGCCGAAGTGGCCGCCGCCACCCAGGCCGAGCGCAAGCGCGCCGCCGAGCTGCGCGCCATCGGCGAGCAGTTCAGCCGCTTCGACGGCATCAAGAAGGCCGCCGAGGCCATCGACAACGGCACCGACGTGCAGGCCTTCCGCAACCTGATGGCCAACGCCATCACGTCGGCCCAGACCACCCAGGTCACCAACCTCGACCTGAGCAAGGGCGACCAGAAGCGCTTCAGCGTCATGCGCGCCATCCGCGCCCTGGCCGACCGCGACTGGCGCGGCGCCGGCTTTGAGAAGGAGTGCTCTGACGCCATTTGCAAGCGCGCAGGCATCCCCGAGGCGGTCAACGGCGGCGTGTACGTGCCGATGGACATCCTGCAGCGTGACCTGACGGTGGGCACCCCCACCGCCGGCGGCAACCTGGTGGCCACCAACCTGCAGCCGCAAAACTTCATCGACCTGCTGCGCGCCCGCGCCGTGGTGGCCCGCCTGGGCGCCACCATGCTGCCGGGCCTGGTGGGCAACGTGGCCATCCCCAAGCTGACGGGCGCCGCCACCGGCTACTGGCTGGCCAACGAGGCCACCGCCATCACCGAGAGCAACCAGACCATCGGCCAGCTGGCCCTGACGCCCAAGACCGTGGGCGCCTACACCGAAGTGTCGCGCCTGCTGATGCTGCAAAGCACCCCCTCGGCTGACATGCTGGTGATGAACGACTTTGCAAAGGTCATCGCCCTGGCCATCGACCTGGCTGCCCTGGAAGGCACCGGCGCCAGCGGCCAGCCCACCGGCATCTCGGCCACCGGTGGTATCGGTTCGGTCACGGGCACGTCGCTGGCGTATGCCGGCATCGTGGAGTTCCAGACCGACGTGGCCGCCGGAAATGCCCTGGCCGCCAACAGTGCGTACCTCACCACGCCCGCCGTGGCTGGCCTGCTGTCCCAGCGCCAGCGCTTCACCAGCACCGATACCCCGCTGTGGAAGGGTTCGATCCTGGAAGGCGAGATGGGCGGCTTCCTGGCCACCACCACCACCCAGGTGACGGCCGCGTCGATGGTGTTTGGCGATTTCAGCCAGGTGGTCATCGGCGAGTGGGGCATGTTCGAGATCGCGCTCAACCCCTACGCCTCGTTCGCTGCCGGCATCACCGGCATCCGGGCCATGCAGTCGGTGGACATCGGCATCCGCCAGGCGGCTGCCTTCAGCCGCGCCACGTCCATCACTTGATGAGCGTGCAAGCCGCGCCGGCCCTGGTGGCTGGCGCGGTGCCTCAACCCGCACCACCCAACAGCGCCACCACCATGCCCATCCAGCTCACCAGCGCCTACACCGTGCAGCGGCCGTTCTACCTGGCCGGCCAGCGCGTGGAGGTGGGCGCCACTGTCGATCTGCCGTGGCCGCTGGCCGCCGAGCTGGCCAACGCCGGCAAGGTGATGCCCGTGGTGGCCGTGGCGTCTGACCTGATGGCCGGCTCTGCCGACCCCGTTGATCCGGTGGCCGACCCGCTGCCGCCCAAGCGCACCCCGCGCCGGCCTGGGCCGGGCAACTCGGCCTGATCGGCTGCACCGTCATGCCCATCGACGACCCCGCCGTTTACCTGTCCGTGTTTGGTGCCGCTGCCACGTTGGCCGGCAGCGCCATCACGGCCATTGTTGACGTGTCGGCCGAGGTGGTGGTGGATGACGTGCTTACCGTGCAGCCTGTGGCCATGGTGGTGGCGGCCGATGCGCCTGCTGCCGCTGCTGGCCAGGCCCTGGTGGCCGCTGGCACCACCTACACCGTGCGCCAGGTGCTCAAGCAGCCGCCCGATGGCGCCCTGCTGCGCCTGGTGCTGGCGCGGGTGTAGCCATGGCACTGGCGGCAGCCCAAGTGATCGACGCCCTGGCCGCCCGGCTGGTGCCGCTGGCCGCCACGGGTGGCCGCGTGTACGCCAGCCGCGCCTGGCCGCTGGATGAGGCCAGCCTGCCGGCCTGGCGCATCACTGCTGCCGATGAGCTGATCGAGCGGGCCGACCTGAGCGGCGCGCACCGCCACACGCTTGAGATCGAGGCGGTGGCCTTTGCCCGTGTCACTGCCGATCTGGACGACACCCTGCACGCCCTGGCCGCTGGCGGCTTGCCGCTGCTGTTTACGGCCCCCGTGCCGTATGACCTGACCACCACCGGCATCAGCCGGGCCATCACCCAACAAGGCGAGGCCGCGGTGGGCGCCATCACGCTGCGCCTGCAGGCCACGTACTTCACCAACCCCGCCTCACCCGAGACCCTGCTCAGCTAGGAGCCCGCACCATGTCCATCACCTCAGCAGTCGGCACCAGTTTTGCCATTGCCAGCACCTACGGCACTGCCGCCACCATGTCGGCCATCACCAACGACAACCCGGCGGTGGCCACGCTGTCGGCGGCGCACGGCGTCATCGTGGGCGACATCATCGAGCTCACCTCGGGCTGGGACCGCCTCAATGGCCGCCTGGTGCGTGTGTCGGCCGTGGCCACAAACGATGTCACGCTCGAAGGCATCGACACCAGCAGCCCCACCAACTACCCCCCCGGCACCGGCACGGGCAGCGTGCGCGAAATCACCGCCTGGACGCAGATCACCCAGATCACCGCCGATTTTGCGGTGACCGGTGGCGGCCAGCAGTATGCCGACGTGACCACGCTGGCCGACCGCACGCAAAAGCGCATCCCCACGGTGCGCGACCCCATCGACATCACGCTGCCGCTGTTTGACGACCCCAGCCTCAGCTGGTACAGCACCGTGCAAACGGCCAGCGAGACCGCCACTGTCACCGGCGTGCGCATCGTGTTCCCCAACAACAGCCGGCTGCTGGCCAACGGCTACTGGTCGCTGCAGAAAACCCCCACGGTGAGCGACAGCACGCTGCGCGGCGAAATCAGCATCAGCCTGTCGGCTGAGCCCACCCGCTACGCCACCTGATCGGGCGGGGTAGCGCATGGATCTGGCAACCCTGCAGCAGCGCGCCCTGGCGGCCCGCGAAGTGGCCCACACCCTGGGCGATGTGGAGTACCGCCTGCGCCTGCCCACCGGGCACGAGGTGCTGCTGGCCGCCCACCGCACCGGCGTGGTGGGCCAGGCCACCGGCGCGGCCTATCTGGTGCTGATGCGCTCAGTGCTTGAGCAGGCCATCATCGGCTGGCAGGGCCTGCGCGTGCGCCATGTGCTGCCGGCTGATGGCAGTGATGCCGACGCCCCGCTGCCCTATGAGGCCGGCGCCGTGGCCACTGTGCTCGATGCCCGCCCTGCCGATGCGCAGGCCCTGGCCGATGTGTTGGCCGAGCGCATGGCCCAGCGTGCTGCCGCGCTGGAGGCCGACCGAAAAAACTAGCCGCGCATGTCCAGTACCACGCCGGCCGTGAGGACATGCGCGCACTTCAGGACGCCGGCCTCGGTGATCTGTACGGCGCCCCGCCGCCCCTGCGGCCCGCGGCCGAGCTGGCGCTTGAATGCTGGGGGTTCTGTGAGGGCTGGGCGCCCGAGAGGTGGGCGGTTTTTGAGGCGCTCAACCCGGTGCCTGACTGGCACCACCACATCGAGCTGATGCGCACCATCCGCACGGCCATGCACAAACGAGAGCAGCAACAACGGGCAGCGCACTGAGATGGCCACCACCACAAACGCCAGGATTGTCCTCACCGCCGAAGACCGCGCCAGCCGCGTCATCGGCCAGGTGCAGAAGCAGATGGCCCAGGCGGGTGAAACGGCCAAGGGCTTTGCCGGTGCGGCCGGGCTGATCAACCCTGCATTCGGCGCGGTGGCCGGCGCCGCCGGCCTGGTGGCTTTTGTCAAGCACGCCATTGATGCCAGGGATGCGCTCAACGACGTGGCCGACGCCACCGGCGCCAGCATCGAGGGCCTCAGCGGCCTGGAGCGCGTGGCAAAGCTCAACGGCGGCACGCTCGATCAGGTTTCGAGCATCCTGGTCAAGTTCAACCAGGCGCTAAACCAGGCCAGCGACCCCAACAGCGACGCGGCGCGCACATTTGCGGCGCTGGGGCTGTCGGTCAAGGATCTCAAGGAACAAGACCCCAGCACCGCGCTGCAGAAAACCGCCATTGCCCTGGCCGGGTTTGCCGACAACGGCGACAAGGCCCGCGGCATCATGGAGCTGTTCGGCAAGAGCACCCGCGAGGCGGCGCCGTTCCTCAAGGATCTGGCCGAGGCCGGGCAGCTCAATGCCACGGTGACGGAAGAGCAGGCCGCCGCGGCTGAGAAGTACAACAAGCAGCTGTTCGCCATGAAGGTGGCGGCCGAGGATGCCGGCCGCGCCCTGTCCAAAGAAGTGGGCAGCGTGCTGGGCGAGCTGGTGCGCCGCTACCAGACGGCCAGTGCCGTGTTTGGCGGCTTTGCGGGCGTGCTGGGTGCCGGCATCTCGCAGAAGCTCAACTTCGATGACCCGGTCAAGGGCCTGACCGAATACAACCGCCTGCTGGCCGAGGTGGACGACAAGATTTACAAGGCCACCAACAGCCCCGATCGTGGCCTGGCCAACATCCGCCTGGAAGCCCTGCAGAAAGAGCGCAAAGAACTGGAGAAGGTGGCCGCCTACTACCGCACGCTGGCCGGGCTGGACACCAAGCCTGGAGAAGCGGTCGACCCTGGCAAGACCAAGCCAAAGCTGAAGATCCCTGGCAAGTCTGAGTTGCCGACTGCCCGCGAGTTTGGCGAAGCCGAGAAGGCGCTCAAGTCCTACGTTGAGCAGCTGGAAAAAGAGGCCACCAAGGTCGAGGACCTGACCGGCGAGCAGGAGGCGCTGCTCAAGCTGCAAAGCCTGGGCACGCTGGGCCAAAACGAGCAGGTGCGCGAGCTGGTGCTGGGTCTGGCCAAGCGCATCCAGCTGACGAAAGACCAAGCCGAGATCGAGAAGGGCGTCACCGCCGCGCTCGAAGCCCAGGCCCAAGCTCGCCGCGCGCTAGACGATTCACTCGACAAGTTCAGCGGGCGCACCGCCGACGCCCTGAAGCAGGCGCAGACGTTCCGCCTCGAAGCGCGCCTGTCTGCCGGAGAGATCTTCAGCCCCGAAGAGCTTGACCGCATCGTCAAGGGCATCGCTGGCCTGGAAACCCAGACCAAAGAGACCACCGACACGATGGACAAGATGCTCGAGCAGTTCGCCCGCAATGCGCAAGACGCCCTGGGCGACACGCTGGAGGCCACGCTGCGCGGCAACTTTGACAGCATCGGCCAGCTGTGGGGCAACATGATCATCAAGATGATCGCCCAGGCCGGCGCGGCCCAGCTGGGGCAAACGCTGCTGGGCGACTTTGCCAAGAGCGGCAACATCGGCGGCATCTTTGGCAGCGTGCTGGGCGCCATCGGCTTTGGGGCGCCCAAGGCCAACGGCGGCAGCGTGAGCGCCATGAGCCTGCAGCGCGTCAACGAGCGCGGGTTTGAAGTGTTCACCACCGGCGGGCAAGACTGGCTGATGACCGGCGGGCGGGGCGGCACCGTCACGCCCAACAGCCAGGTCAACCTGGGCGCACCAGCGCCGGCCCCGGTGGTCAACGTGCACAACAACATCAGCGCAGGCGTCACGCGGGGCGAGGTCAATGCCGCCGTGCAGTGGGGCATGCAAAAGGCCCTGCAGACCATGCGGGCCGAGCTGCGCGGCCAGCGCGTGCTGGCCTGAAGCCAACTAGCCCGAGCACCCCATGAGCACCACCGACTGGCCCAGCGCCATCACCCCCGCTGCCGTGCAATGGCAGCTGCAAAAGGCGGGCACGCAGTTTGTCAGCCCCTTCAACGGCACCACCCAGGCCGTTGACTACGTGGCCGAGCGTTGGCAGGCCAGCATCAGCCTGCCGCCTACCCGATCTGCCGGCGCGGTGGCGGCGCTGCTCAACAACCTGGCCGGCGGCGTCAACCGCGTGAACCTGTGGCACCACGGCAGCGGCGGCCAGCCCGCCGGCACGCTGCGCGGTGCGCCCACGCTGGGTGCCGGTGCGGCGCGGGGTGATGCCACGCTGACGCTGGCCGGCTGCACCAATGCCAACCTGCTTATTGGGGGCGGTTTTGAAATGGGGCCAAGCGGCAGTTTGGTGGCGTTTGGTTGGCAGGCATATGGCAATGGAAGTTACACGGCGGCGGCTGATGGTTTGGTGCCTGGCAATGGCAGCCCTCTGGCGCAACGGATCACTGCCAGCGCCCTGGGTTCAGGCACCAGCGATCTTTTTGGGGTGCGGCAAATACTGCCGGTTCCGGTAACCGCTGGAGCGGCGTACACGTTGTCGGTCGATGTCAAATGCAACATCACTGCGCTGCAGGTTCGCTTGTATTGGGACTGGCTTGATTCGTCCGATGCATTTGTGGCCAACGCCAGTTTGACGGTGGCCGCGCCAACAGTTTGGACCAGGTTAGATTTAAGCGCCACGGCGCCGCCCGGCGCTGTGAAGGCCATGGTTTATGTTTGGATGCAGGCCAACACAGGAAGCATCCCCAGAATTGAAATTGACAACGCTCAGTTTCAGGCGGGTGCGGTTGCCACTGCCTTTGCCGGCCCCGCCACGCTGCTGGCCGGCGACATGATCGGCTGCAGTGGCCACCTGCTGCAGGTGGCCAGCGACTGCACCGCCAACGACGTGGGCGCCATGACGGTGCCGCTGGTCAACCGCGTGCGCGGCGCCATCGCCGGCGGCACGGCGGTCACTTGGTATCGGCCAACCGCACAGTTCATCATGCCGGCCATGGTGGGCGGCACCATGCAGGTACCGGGGTTCACCCAGGGCGCCGCGCTCGATCTGGTCGAGGTGTACTGATGCGCACCACCATCTCAGCCCCCGCGCTGGCCGTGCTGTCGGGCAATGTGGTGCCCATGGCGCTGCTGGTCGACATGGCATTTTCGCCAGCGGTCAGCCTGGCCAGCAGTGCGGTCAGCATCCAGGCCGGCCCTACGCTGTACATCGGCGCCGGCAGCCTGGGCGGCATCGAGGCGGTGCGTGACACGCCGGGCGATAGCCAGGGCCTGCGCTTCACCCTCAGCGGCGTGCCCAGCGACAACCTGGCGCTGGCCATGCAAGAGGATGCGCGGGGTAGGGCAGTCACCGTCAAGTTGGCCGTGCTCGACCCCGCCACGCACGCCGTGCTTGACCGCCCCACGGTGTGGGCCGGAACACTTGACCAGATGCCCATCACCCGCGGCGCAACCACCAGCACCATCGGCGTGACGGCCTTGCACCGTGGTGCCACATACCGCATGCCAAAGCCCCTGCGCTACACCGACAACGACCAGCAGGTTCTCTACCCGGGCGACACCAGCCTGCGCTACGTGCTCAGCCAAAGCCAGCACCAGGACATCTGGCCTGCGGCCAGTTTCTTACGCCAATGACTGCCGCGCCCGCCAAAACCCTGCCGGCCTGCGCCGGCCCCGCCCGCCGGCACGACTGGATGCTGCAGCTGGCCGCGCTGGTGTCGGCCCGCCTGGCCGCGCCGTTCAAGTGGGGCAGCAACGATTGCTGCCTGTTCGCCGCTGATGCGGTCTTTGCGGTCACCGGCCAGGACCCTGCCGCCGATCTGCGCACCAGCTACACCAGCGAGCTGGGCGCCGCCCGCGCGCTGCAGGCCCATGGCGGCATCACCGGCTTGGCCTGTGACCGGCTGGGTCCTGTCATCCGCGCGGATCTGGCACAGCCGGGCGACGTCGGCCTGGTGTCGATGATGGGCCGCCCATCCCTGTCGGTGTGCTTGGGCCAGCAGTTCATGGCGCCGGGCACCTGCGGCCTGGTGGTGGTGCCAGCCGCCGATGTGCAGCGCGCATGGCGGTGCACCAAGCCCATCAAGGGGGTGCCGCATGGCTGAGACCGTCGCTGCCGCCTTGTTTGATTTTGCGTTCGCCGAGGGCAGCTTCGCAGCCTTCGACGTGGCCGCCGCCCTGACAGCCAACGCCGCGGTGATCAACAGTGTGGCGCTGTTCGCTGCATCGTCGGCCTATGGCGGCTACCAGAAGCGCAAAGCGGCCAGCGCCGCCCGTGACCGCTTCAATGCCAGCCTGGAGGATCGGCTGGTGATGACCGAAACCGCCCAGGCCGCCCGCAGCCGGGTGTATGGGCGCGTGCGCAATGTCGACGGTGTGCTTTTCAAGGGCACGCACGGCACGCACAGCGAGTTCTACACCCTGGTGATCGCGCTGGCCGGGCACGAGGTGGATGCCATCGAGACCGTCTACGCCAACGACGTGGCCCTCACGCTCGATGGCAGCGGCTACGCCCAGACGGCGCCCTACCTCAAGACGGCGGGCGACAGCCGGCAGGAAACCACCACCATCACCACGGCGGGCACGTTCACCCTGGCGGCTACGCCCATTGCTGGGTCGGTGTCGGCCAGCTGGACCAATGGCCTGGGCGGTGATAGCGCGGATGCCGGCCTGTTCACCGTGTCGGTGGTGGGCAGCGTGGTCACGCTCAGCGGCGGGCCAGCCTTCAGCACCACGGCGTACATCAGCTACCAGGTCACGCAATCAGACAGCTACCTGCGTGTGCGGGCCTACACCGGCGCGCCGGGCCAGAACCTCTACACCGCGCTGGAGCCCCTGGTCGGCAGCCAGGTGCAGACAACCGACCACTTCGACGGCATCGCCTGCCTGGTGGTCACCATGGAATACAACACCGACGCCTACCCCTTGGGTGTGCCGCGCTTCAGTGCGGTGATGCGTGGGGCCAAGGTCAACGACCCCCGCACAGGCACCACCGCCTGGAGCGAAAACCCCGCGCTGATCGCCCGCGACTGGTCGCTATACGCCAACGGGGGCGGGTGCTCCAGCAGCGAGATCAATGCCGCCGCATTCACCGCTGCGGCCAATGCCTGCGACGTGAGCACCTCATTCCTGACCGATAGCGGGTTCACCGAGGTGCGGCCGCTGTACCAGTGCGGCATCGCCATTCCGCTCGATGCCAACCCCGACGAAGCGCTGAGCGAGATTGTCGAAAGCATGGCCGGCCAGTGGGGCTGGGCTGGCGGTGCGCTCACGGTGCGGGCCGGTGTGTACCGGGCGCCGGTGACCACCATCACCGAGGACTGGATCACCGACGCCACCGAGATCACCGTGGTGGGCACGGCCACCGCCGACCTGGTCAACGTGATGCGGCCCACCCTGGCCGATGCGGCCAACAACTACGCCACAGCCCCAGCGGCTGAGGTGCGGGCAGCCAGCTACGTCACCGCCGATGGGCGCGAGCTGGTGCGCGAGGTGCCGCTGGCCGGCGTCACCCGTGTGGTGCATGCCCAGCACGTGTGCGGCGTGCTGATGCGCGAGGCGCGTGAGGGCCTCACCGTCACGCTGCCGTGCAACCTGCGTGCCTACCAGCTGGAGCTTTTCGACGTGGTGGCCGTCACCCTGCCCACCTTTGGCTGGTCGGCCAAAGAGATGGAGGTGCTGGGCTGGGAGTTCAGCGCCACCGGCGGCGTGATCCTCACGCTGCGCGAAACGGCAGCGGCGATCTACACCCCCGACACCACATTCGCAACGCTCGACCTGAGCCCCAACACCAGCCTGCCCAACCCGCTGACGGTGGCGCAGATCACGGGCCTGTCGGCCACCAGCAGCAGCACGGCCCAGGATGTCAGCATCATCAGCCGCACCACCGTCAGCTGGACGGCGGTGGCCAGCGAGGCCGTGCGCCAAAGCGGCAGCATCGAGGTACAGTACACCGAGGCCGCGCTCGCCATGCCCAGCACCGATTGGCCGGCCGCGCCCCCGGTGCCGGGTGATGCCACCAGCACCACCATCCCCGGCCTGCGCAGCCGCGTGTGCTACCTGTTCCGCGTGCGTGCTATCAACAGCCTGGGCGTGCGTGGGCCGTGGAGCAACCACGCCGCCCACCAGGTGGCTGGCCCCCGCAGCAAGACGATCTGGCGGCAAACCAGCGCGCCCAGCGGCGCCATCGATGGCGATCTGTGGATCGACACCGACGCCAGCAACCGCCAGTACCTGCGCGAAGCTGGCGCCTGGATGGATGTGCGCGATGCCGGCGTGCAGGCAGCCCTCGATGCCGCCGCGGCGGCCGAGCTGCTGGCCGATGGAAAAATCACCAGCTACTACCAGGCCAGCAACCCCGGCGCGGCCAACGATGGCGACCTGTGGTTCGATACCGATGACGGCAACCGGCAGTATGTGTACGCCAGCGGCACCTGGGCGCTGGCTGCAGATACCCGCATTGGCACCGCACTGAGCAACGCCGCCACCGCACAGGCCACCGCAGACGGCAAGGTGACCACGTTTGTGGCCGGCAGCGCGCCCACGGCTGAGGGCGTGGGGGATCTGTGGCTCGACAGTGCCAACGGCAACCAGCTCAAGCGCTGGAACGGGGGCGCCTGGGTGTTGCTGCAAATCGGAACAGCTGCCATTGCAGCTGGCAGCATCACAACCGTCTACGACTTTGCTGTCGTTGGGGGGCCTGTCACTCAATCCACCATCGTCTAAAGCATGTCAACCGTAACTTCTCAAACAATCGTGCCCGAGAGTGATGGTCACTTGATCGTCACCATCATCTACGACGCCCAAAAAACGGGCGGCGGCACGGATTTTGGGCCTAACGCAGTTTCAAAGCCGTTTTGTACGCAGTCCGGCGCCACGGTGTATGGGAATGCCGCCCCAATTTCACTGACCAGGATGAGTCAGACCGTGCGCGGCGTTTTTGAAGTAGTTGGTGGGAGCAGTTGCGAATTTGGGCTTTTCGGCGGCCTGGGCATTGCAACCGTCAGTTGGTGGAATATTCACATCACCGCCGAGTTGATCAAACGATGAGCCAATCCATGCCCACCGACAACGTCACCCACCTGGCCACCGACCCGCCAACGACTGAGCAGCGCGTGCGCGTGCTGGAGGTGCACCACCGCGTGCTGGCCGAGCAGATGGCCGAGCTGAGCGTCGTGATGCAAGACATCAAGACCTGCCTGCAGCGCGGCGACAGCCGCATGGGTGGGCTTGAGCATGAGCTCAGCAAAAACAGCACAACCACCACCGAGGTGCGCGAGATCCTCGACACGGCCAGGGCGGGCCTGCACGTGCTGGGCGGCATCGGCACCCTGGTGCGCTGGGCCGGCTACCTGGCGGCCGCAGGCGCAGCGCTCTACACCGGCTGGTACATGCTCACGCATGGTGGAAAGCCACCAGGGGCGGCATGATGGCGGCCGATCCCATCACCGCCGTGGCCGACCTGGCCGGCACCGTCATCAACAATATCTGGCCCGACAAGACCGAGGCCGAGCGCGCCCAGCTGGCCGCCGCGGTGGCCATCGTGCAGGGGCAGTTGGCCGTGAACCAGGCTGAGGCCGCCAACCCCAGCCTGCTGGTTGCCGGCTGGCGGCCCGCCATCGGCTGGATCTGCGGAGGTGCGCTGGCCTACACCTACCTGCTGTACCCACTGCTGGTGTGGGCGGCTGCCATCTGGTGGCCCAACCTGACCCCGCCCAAACTGGGCAATGACGGCATGCTCTACGAGCTGCTTCTGGGCATGCTGGGCCTGGGCGGGTTGAGGACGTTCGAGAAGGTCAAGGGCGTGGCCTGATCTGGTCAGCCGCCGATATCTGGCTGGTAAATGGCGGCCGAGATACTAAGCCTTTGATTCTCTTTGTATTAATTCGATCTTCGGTAGGCCATGTGCTCAATCTTTCATCACAGAGCTTGCAAGGGGCGTTCAACTCTTGTTAGGCATCAAGGCAGCTTCCGCGC